AATCCGAGACCATGATGGAGACCTTCCCCGCTATGGGGCCGGTAAAGACAGAGATTATAGGCAAGGAAACTCCCGAGAAGAAAGAAGCTTCGGTTCGTGTTCAGAACGACATGAACTACCAGCTTACTGAAGTAATGGTTGAGTACCGCCCTGAGCATGAGCGTATGTTGTGGGGTCTGGGTCTATCGGGTAACGCCTTCAAAAAGGTCTACTACGACCCGTCATTTGAACGGCAGATGTCCATCTTTGTACCTGCAGAGGACATAGTTGTTCCTTATGGTGCGAGCAATTTGCAGACTGCGGAGCGTGTCACCCATGTGATGCGCAAGACCAAGAACGAGCTTATCCGGTTGCAAGTGGCTGGGTTCTATCGTGAAGCAGACCTTGGTGATCCCATCAACGTGATGGATGAGGTTGAGAAGAAGATAGCTGAGAAGATGGGCTTCCGGGCTACTACGGACGATAGGTTCCGTGTGCTTGAGATGCAAGTCGATATGGTCTTGGAAGGGTATGAGCACAAGGATAAGAATGGTGAGGAGACGGGCATAGCCCTGCCGTACATTGTGACCATAGAGAAAGGCACTTCAACGGTTCTTGCTATCCGCCGCAACTGGCAACCTGATGACAAGACCCATGCCAAGCGCAACCACCTCGTACACTATGGATACATCCCCGGCTTTGGCTTCTATCACTTTGGGCTTATCCATCTTATAGGGGCATTTGCCAAGTCAGGTACATCACTACTGCGGCAGTTGGTTGATGCAGGTACGCTGGCTAACCTCCCCGGTGGGTTCAAGACTCGTGGTATGCGCGTGAAGGGAGATGACACACCCATCTCTCCGGGTGAGTTCCGTGACGTTGATATACCCTCGGGTGCGCTACGGGACAACCTGATGCCCCTGCCGTACAAGGAGCCATCGCAAGTCCTAGTCGGGTTGATGAACCAGATCGTGGATGAAGGGCGTAGATTTGCCTCCGCCGCTGATATGCAGGTCTCAGACATGTCAGCCAATTCCCCAGTTGGAACTACGCTGGCTATATTGGAGCGTACACTGAAAGTAATGTCTGCAGTACAGGCTCGCATTCACTATGCGATGAAGCTTGAACTGAAGTTGCTCAAGAACATTATAAAAGAGTACACACCTAAAGAGTACAGCTACGAGCCAGAAGAGGGTGGACGCAAAGCTAAACAGTCAGACTATGACTATATAGATGTCATCCCTGTATCCGACCCCAACGCCGCCACCATGAGCCAGAAGGTGGTTCAGTACCAAGCGGCATTGCAGTTGGCGCAGACAGCCCCGCAGTTGTACAACCTACCAGTGCTACATAGGCAGATGCTTGAGGTATTGGGCATAAAGAACGCTGGGAAGCTTGTGCCGTTGGAGGAGGACAAGAAGCCAACAGACCCCGTGTCTGAGAACATGAACGTGCTGGCTATGAAACCAGTTAAAGCGTTTTTGTATCAAGATCACTTGGCACATATTCAAGTGCACATGGCAGCTATGAAAGACCCTAAGATTTTGCAAGCTGTCGGGCAAACGCCTATGGCAGAGCAGATTGGTGCAGCCATGCAAGCCCACATTAACGAGCACATTGGGTATGAGTATCGCAAACAGATGGAACAGCGTATGGGTGTGCTCCTTCCTTCGCCAGAGAAAATTGCGCAGGATGGCATTCCTCAGAGCATGGAAGTCCATATCTCACAACTTGCTGCGCAGGCGGCACAACAGTTACTGCAACAAAATCAGCAACAGGCAGCACAACAAGCCGCTGCACAACAGGCACAAGACCCTTTGATTCAGCTTCAACAACAGGAACTGCAATTGAAACAGCAGGAACTGCAACGCAAAACAATAAAGGACAAGATTGATGCTGCGGCTAAAGCAGATCAATTGGATATTGAGAAGGAACGTATCGCCTCACAAGAACGTATTGCAGGAGTGCAGGTAGGTGCGCAAACCGCCAAGAACAGGGCCGAACTTGCTGCTAAACAGCAATTGGAAGGCGTGAAGCTTGGTGCAGATATCGCCCATAAAAAGGCGCAAATGGAACAACCGAGGCAATAGCAGAAAGGTAGTTAATGGACAAAACGCTAGCAGTACTTCTCGAACATTTTCGGGATAAGCGCACACAAGTTGCTGAAGCTATTTCCAGTGGTTCAGCAAAGGATTACGCAGAGTATCGCGCACTTTGTGGTGAGGTTCGGGGACTGCTCATCGCTGAGTTATACATTAAAGACCTCGCAAAAAATCTGGAGCAGGATGATGACTAACGTAGTAGATATGAAAGCTGCAATAGACCTATCGACGGTATTAAATACGTCTAAAGAAGAGAAAGCCAAGCTACTTCCTACACCTGCTGGGTATCGTATTTTGTGCGCCATACCCGACATAGATAAGGAGTTTGAAAGTGGCCTGATTAAATCTGACGAAACGGTTCGCATAGAGGAGACTCTAACAACTGTTTTGTGGGTGGTGTCACTTGGCCCAGATTGCTACAAAGACCCAGCTAAATTTCCTAGTGGCCCTTGGTGTAAGGAGCGAGATTTTATTCTTGTGCGTCCTTACTCAGGCACTCGACTGGTGATTCACGGTAAAGAATTCAGGATCATTAACGACGATAGTGTTGAAGGCGTTGTTGAAGACCCCCGTGGCATCCAACGTAAATAAGGAGACTAGACATGGCTGAGAACGACAGAACAGAATTTAAATTCCCTGACGAAATGCAGGAAGATGCTGTTGATAGCGAAGCAAGAGATAAGGCTGATGATGAAGCCCTTACTATAGACATCGAAGACGATACGCCCGAAGCGGATCGTAATGTTGAGCCGATGCCTTTGGAGGCTGTTGAGGCATTAGAGAAAGATGACCTTAACAGCTACAGCAAGAAGGTTAAAGCCCGTCTAGGTGAAATGAAGAAGGTGTGGCATGACGAGCGCCGTGCCAAAGAGACCGCATCACGGGAACGCGAAGAGGCTGTATCTCTAGCCCAGCGGGTGCTAGAGGAGAACAAACGCCTGAAGGCCACTCTCTCCCAAGGTGAGAAGCACTACGTTACAAGTATCCAAGGCGCTGCGGATATGGAAGTGGAAATGGCAAAACGGACATACCGTGATGCCTATGACTCCGGGGATGCGGATCGTATTGTAGATGCGCAGCAAAAACTCACCGAAGCCAGCCTAAAACAAGACAAAGCTAAGAACTTTAAAACAACTTTACAAACGCCAGAAACTGATGTAGAACCTCAATTACAAGCAACTAGCGTACAGGCAACCGAACGGAAAGTTGATCCCACAACAGCAGCTTGGCTCGCAAAGAATACGTGGTACGGGTCAAATACAGTGATGTCATCTTTAGCGTTGGGCGTGCACAACGAGTTAGAAGGTAAGTACGGAGCGCAATACACCGGCTCTGCAGAGTATTTCCAACGCATTGATTCTGAAATGCGCAAGCGGTTCCCTGAGAGTTTTTCAGACGAAGCACCAACACAGACTGGGGAAAGCAAGCCTAGTTTGCGCACGGATACCAAATCGGCTGCAGTTGTTGCACCAGCAACGCGAAGCACGGCGTCAAAACGAATTGTGCTAAAGGCTAGCCAAGTAAATCTAGCTAAGAGACTTGGTCTAACCAACGAGCAATATGCTCGTGAAATGCAAAAACTGGAGGCTTGAAAATGGTACCAAATAAACTTGCTCGTGAATTGGAAACCCGCGAAAGTACGCAGCGTAGACAGAGTTGGGCACCTGCTCAGCTATTGCCTACTCCTACCCCCCAACCGGGATGGGCGTTTAGGTGGGTACGGACAGCAATTATGGGGGTATTTGACCCCACAAATACGTCTGCAAAGTTTCGTGAGGGCTGGACACCGTGCAAAACTGAAGACCATCCAGAGATGCAGGTGTACGCAGACCCAAATAGTAAATTTCAAGGCAACATCGAGATTGGCGGTTTGCTGCTGTGCAAGATTCCACAGGAGTTTATGGATCAACGCGCAGCCCACTTTAGGAAGGCAAACGACACTCAAGTTGAAGCCGTCGATAACAGCTTTATGAAGACCAACGACCCTAGGATGCCTCTGTTCTCAGAGCGTAAATCTACGACTTCCTTTGGTAGTGGGGCTAAATAACTTAACTTTTTAGGAGTTTTACATGGCTTATCCTACTGTTTCAGCCGCTTACGGGTTTCGTCCCGTAAACCTGCTAGGGGGGCAAGTTTTTGCTGGCTCCACTCGGCAG